TTCTGCATATTATTAAAGAAGAATTAAAAGAATTGGGAAACAAATCACCAGAAATATATTGGAGTGTTGAGAATAACTCACTTGGTGAAGCAGCACTGATACTCATAGAAGAAATGGATGAAGATAAATTTCCTGGAGAGTTTCTGCATGAACCTAAGAAGCGAGGTTCTAGTCGGTCGATACGTAAAGGGTTTACTACAACATATAAGACTAAAATTACTGCGTGTATGAAGATGAAATCATGGATTGAAAGTGATAAGATGACACCTATCAGTAAGAACTTAATAAGAGAGTTTAAGACATTTGTTGCTAAAGGTAAAAGTTATGAAGCAAAATTAGGAGAGACTGATGATCTTGTAAGTGCGACATTGTTATGTGTAAGACAAATACAAGTTATATCACGATTTGATGAACAATATGAAGAATTATTAGGTGAAAGTTTAGATACGAATGATGATTATGATGAACCACTTCCTATGGTATTTTGATAAATAGTTAAAAGGAACAATATATTATGGCTATAAATTATGAAAATATTTCTGAAAAAGTAATGAGAATATTACAAGGGATTGGATTAACACCTAAACTTTTCTCTAATGAAGATGGTAAAAGTGTTGCGGTGCCGTCAGACGCCCGATATTTTTATGTACGTGAACCTAACCTGATGATATTTGTAGATGATACTACAACTGAGATAAAATTACATATAGGTGAAAATGTAGAGATCAATGAACCAAAAATAACTAAAATAATAAAATTGATTAAAAATTTAGCACGTAGTTATATGTTAGATTTTGATATACGAACATTTGGCAAACATATTGAACCTAAGAATTATACATATAATATAGAAAATAGTAAGAATGATAAGGAGCAGAAAATGAATGATGTATTGGAGGAAGGTTTAAGTCCATTAGAAGGCTCTACAAAAACAAGTAGACAGACGTTGGAAAATGTCAGATTGATCATTCGGCATAAAAAGCCAGTCAATGAAGAGCAACGTGGATCAAGATCACGTAATATTTCCGCTATATTTGTAGAAAACTCAGACGGCGAACGATTTAAATATCCGCATAAACATTTATCTGGTGCAAGAGCAATGGCTAGACATGTTAGTAATGGTGGAGTACCAAGTGATATGGTTGGTGAAGCAATTATTGAACAAACAACAACTCTAGTTAAATTGAAAGAATTTATGAATATTGTAAATAAGCAGAGACTTGTTAATGAAGAAAATCGTGATGTAGTTCTTAATGTTAAAAGACAAATACAATCAGTTAAAGAAAATATGAATCGCATTCAAGGTGCAAAAGGTTACACCGCATTTGTAGAATCACTAGCATTGAATGAATCAGATGTTTCTGAAGAAATTTCTGAAGAAACGGTAAACGATTATGTTCGTAAGTTTACAAAATCTACATTTGAAGAAAAACTAACAGATATTCTACCTCTTATACATCGTGCTAACACAAAGGAATCAGAAAAGCAAAAAATAAACCAAGTGGAACGTGTTAGCGATATAATTGAGGCATGCAATGAAGATGGTTCACTAGTCAATACTATCTCGTTCAAGAATAGTAAAATTGATATTAGTGGTATTAAGAAAACAGAACTAGATGAAAATAGTGAAACTCCCAATTTATCACAGATGTTTTCAGATTTGGCGAATAGAATACAAGTTGAATCATGTGATGATAACCACAGGCATGATAGAAGTAATGACAGATCAGCAGAATTATCTGTATTTCTAAGAAACATCGCTGAAGAAATAAAAGATGCACCTCAATCCGTAGATCGTGAAGCATTAGAGTTGGGCGCAAGACTTGTAAAAATGTCAAATTCTGAAATTTCTGAAGAGGTAGTAGAAACTACAATAGAAGATAAGATCGATGATATTCTATCAGAAGCATTCAAACCATTCAATAATTTTGAATAAAAAAATAAAAATTTATTTTAAAAAAGGAGGCATTATGCCTCCTTTTTCACTTGACAATGATAAATAAATATTGTAATATGTATATATGCTCTAGGGAGAATGGGTACATATCACAACTAAAGCTAATAAAAAATCTAACAAGGCTAACATGGCTAATATAAAGGAAAACCAACAATGGCAACACTAGCAGAAATTCGTGCAAAATTACTTGCACAAGAAAATAAATCACAAGACAATTCAAATCAATCACGTGGCACAGATGCAATTTATCCATTCTGGAATATGGATAATGATAGTACAGCAGTTATTCGGTTCTTGCCAGATGATTCACCTGATAACGTATTCTTTTGGCGTGAACGTCAAGTAATTAAGATTCCGTTCGCTGGAATAGCAGGTGGTGAACAGAAACCACTACAGGTTCAAGTTCCATGTGTAGAAATGTGGGGCGACACATGTCCAGTTCATGCAGAGATTCGTCCATGGTTCAAAGATCCATCTATGGAAGATTTGGGACGTAAATACTGGAAGAAGCGTTCATATATTTTTCAAGGATTTGTAGTAACAGATCCAATGAATGAAGATGGGCCCGAGAATCCTATCAGACGTTTTGTAATCGGTCCACAAATCTTTAAACTACTAAAATCTGCCCTTATGGATCCAGATATGGAGAATCTGCCAACTGATTATGATGCTGGCACAGACTTCCGTCTTGTCAAAACGCAAAAGGGTCAATATGCAGACTATTCAACTTCAAATTGGGCACGAAAAGAGCGTTCACTTAATGAATCAGAACGCCAAGCAATCGAAACTAATGGTCTTTTTGACCTGAATGAGTTTATGCCAAAGCGTCCATCACAAGATGAACTTCGTGTAATCATGGAAATGTTTGAAGCATCAGTAGATGGTGAACTATATGATCCAATGCGTTGGGCTAACTTTTATCGTCCGTACGGCATGGATGTACCCGAAGGTGCAGATACAAATGGCGGTTCATCAGCATCGTCGGTGCAAGCACCAGAGAAAGTTGCAGAACCAGCAGTGAAACCTGCTGCATCTCCTGCACCAGCACCAGAACCTGAACCAGCACCTGAACCAGTGACTGCTGAAGCAAGTTCATCAGGAACAGATGCATCTGATATTCTTGCAATGATCCGAAATCGTAAAACTGATTAATAGTAGATCAATCGGGAGGGCAGTCTGCCCTCCCACCAATACACATATATTATATATAGGAGTCTATTATGGCAAAAGCATTTGATGCGTCCAAGTTTCGTAAATCAATTACAAAATCAGTTCCAGGTATGTCTATGGGATTTCGTGATCCAGACACGTGGATCTCTACAGGTAACTACTGTCTAAACAAGTTAATCTCTAATGATTTTCACAAGGGTATTCCACTGGGAAAAGTAACTGTTCTTGCAGGTGAGTCTGGTGCCGGTAAATCGTATATTGCATCAGGTAATATCGTTAAAAATGCACAGGATCAAGGTATTTTTGTTGTTCTTATTGATAGTGAAAATGCACTTGACGAATCATGGCTACATGCGCTAAATGTAGATACAAGTGATGATAAACTATTAAAATTAAATGTAGCAATGATTGATGATGTTGCTAAAATCGTATCAGATTTTATGGCTGATTATCGCAAGGAATATTCAGATGTTGAAGATGCAGAACGTCCAAAAGTTCTTTTTGTACTTGATAGTTTGGGCATGATGTTAACACCAACTGACGTAACACAATTTGAAAAGGGTGACATGAAAGGTGATATGGGTCGTAAACCTAAAGCACTGGCTGCATTAGTCCGTAATTGTGTAAATATGTTTGGTGATTTTAATATCGGTATGATTGCCACAAATCATACATATGCATCACAGGATATGTTTGATCCAGATGATAAGATTAGTGGCGGCCAAGGCTTTATCTATGCATCTTCAATTGTTATTGCTATGCGTAAACTAAAATTGAAAACTGATGCAAATGGAGTCAAAACATCACAAGTACATGGCATTCGTGCTGCATGTAAAGTTGTAAAAACACGATATTCAAAACCATTTGAAAGTGTACAAGTAGAAATTCCATATGAAACTGGAATGTCACCTTACTCAGGACTAATTGAATTTTTTGAAGCAAAAGGTTTGCTAGTAAAGCAAGGCAACCGCTTGCGATATATCACCAAATCGGGCGATGAAATCATTGAATTTCGCAAAAACTGGACAGATGAAAAACTTGACATTGTTATCAATGATTGGAACAATATTGACATTGATGATGAATCTAATGGTCTTCAATCACTTGAAGTTGATTCAAATGGAGAAATCGTTGATGAAAACACAGAAGTTAATGAAGTTTAAAATTTACTAAGTATTATTTTACAAGAGGCATAATAAATGGCAACTAGCGATACAGAAATACTACTTGATGTATGGGACACTCTTAAATCTTTTATCCCTTCAAAGGATAAGATGGAAGCAGCAGAACGTATAATTAAAATTTTTGATGAATTTGGTATTTCGAAACAGGATATTTTCGAAATGACAGAAGAAGATAAAATTTTACAAACTGCATATGATCGTTATTTTTCAAATGATGAAGAATATGATGAAGATGAAGAATGGGATGAATACGACGGATGAGTTGGTATCGTAAAGTTGTTGCTGATTGGAATAATATTCCTGCTTTTTTAGACCACTTTGAAATCGAACTTGCCGAAGCAAAAAAAGAAGTAAAAGTAACAGGTAATATTGAGAAAGCATCTACCCAACTACCTGGCTATGTTGAACATAGATTTGGGCAGTTGCAAGAATTAGAAGCTATATTAGAACATCTAAATATACAACTAAGAAAGAAACGAAGTGAATATTTACGTAAATACCTAGAAAACTATAATAAAGCATTATCAAGTAGGGATGCTGAAAAATATTCAGATGGTGAAGCAGAAGTTGTTGCAATATCTGAACTAATTAATCAGGTAGCACTTATGAGAAATAAGTTTCAAGGAATTACTAAGGGATTTGAAATAAAGCATTTTCAACTTAGTAATATAATAAAATTACGTGTCGCCGGTATGGAAGATGCGGACATAAACAATAGATATTAAGTGAAGTTTAAAATGTGTAAATACATTGCGATTTCGGAGAATGAATAGATGGTAATTAAAGTAGCAAAACGAGACGGTACAAAAAAAGAATTAGACCTTGATAAAATGCATAAGGTCGTATTTTTTGCGTGTGATGGTATCGCTGGCGTATCACCCAGTGAGGTAGAAATTAAATCCCATATACAGTTTTATGATGGTATAACAAGTGCAGAAATCCAAGAAACATTAATCAAATCTGCAGCAGATTTGATTAGTGAGGAAACACCTAATTATCAATGGGTTGCTGGAAATCTTATCAACTATCATATTCGCAAAGAAGTATACGGTTCGTTTGATCCGTGGCATGTAAAAGCGATAGTAGAAAAAAACACCGCTGATGGATTTTATGATTCTGAACTATTAGGTTCTTATAATGATGATGAATGGGAAAGAATTAATACCTTTATAAAGCATGAAAGAGATTTCAATATATCATATGTGGGCATGGAACAATTTCGTGGCAAATATCTTGCGCAAAATCGTGCAACTAAGCAATTGTATGAAACACCACAAGTTGCATATGTCCTTATCGCTGCTACTCTTTTTTCTAACTATCCAAAAGATACCCGTATGAAATGGGTAAAAGACTACTATGATGCTGTGAGTAATTTTGACATTAGTTTGCCAACTCCTGTAATGGCTGGTGTCAGAACGCCACAGCGTCAATTTAGTAGTTGTGTTGTTATCGAAACAGGAGATTCTCTTGATTCAATAACAGCAACATCAGGTGCTATTGTGAAGTATGTTTCACAAAAAGCAGGCATCGGCATTGGCGCTGGTAGTATTCGTGCTATCAATTCGCCAATCCGAAACGGTGATGCAACACACACTGGTGTTATTCCATTCTATAAAATGTTTCAAGCAAGTGTAAAATCATGTTCACAGGGCGGGGTTCGTGGTGGCGCTGCAACTCTACATTATCCATTATGGCACCTTGAAGTAGAAGATTTACTTGTTCTAAAAAACAACAAAGGCACAGAAGATAATCGGGTTCGTCACCTAGATTATAGTGTCCAGTTCAACAAACTTATGTACGAGCGTCTAATGACTGGCGGTGATATTACATTATTCTCACCAGCAGATGTTCCAGGTTTGTATGAATCATTCTTTAATGACCAGGACGAATTTAAACGATTGTATGAACTTGCTGAGAATGATAGTTCTATTAGACAAAAATCTATTTCAGCAAGTGAACTATTTTCAGCATTTATGAATGAACGTAAGAATACTGGTAGAATTTATCTTATGAATGTTGACCATGCTAATACACATAGTTCATTCGTTCAAGAGGTTGCACCAGTTCGTCAATCAAATCTATGTCAAGAAATTAATCTTCCTACTAAACCATTGAACAATCTAAATGATCCTGATGGTGAGATTTCATTATGTACACTAGCAGCAATTAATTGGGGTAATATTAAAACACTTACTGATTTTGAACGGGTTGGACGTTTAGCAGTTCGTGGTATTGATGCATTACTTGATTATCAGCGTTATCCAGTACTAGCCGCTGAATTATCTACATTAAAGCGTAGACCTGTTGGCGTTGGTATTATTAACTTTGCATATTGGATGGCAAAGAATGATATGACATACACAGATCCAAACTTGGATATGATTGATGAATGGGCAGAAGCGTGGAGTTATTATCTAATCAAAGCAAGTGTTGAACTTGCAAAAGAACAAGGTGCTTGTACAGGCTCTTATGAAACAAAATATCACAGTGGCATTCTACCAATTGATACACGTAAAATTGATGTAGATGAATTGGTTACATACCAAGAGCGTCAAGATTGGGATGGATTACGTGCTGACTTGAAAGAATATGGTATTCGTAACTCTACGCTAATGGCTCTTATGCCAGCAGAAACTTCTGCACAAATTAGTAACAGTACTAACGGCATTGAACCGCCCCGTTCACTGGTATCAATCAAACAGTCCAAGCACGGTGTACTAAAACAAGTTGTGCCAGGAATCCACAAACTAAAAAACAAATATGAATTGCTATGGGATCAAACATCTCCTGAAGGTTACCTAAAGATTGTAGCAGTTTTACAAAAATATATTGACCAAGGCATTTCAGTAAACACAAGTTACAATCCTGTGTTTTATGATGAAGAAAAAATTCCAATGTCTACAATGCTCCAACATCTTATTATGTTCTATAAGTATGGAGGCAAGCAATTGT